CGTTCGACGCGATCGAGCAGGACGAAGACGGGGTTGCGGCACTCAAGGCCGAGCTCGAATTGCTCAAGTCGAAGATCGCGGCGGGCGCGATCGCGGCGCAGCGGCCCGCGCTTGACGGCGTCAAGTCGGCGGAAAGCGCGAGCTTCGTCGACCAGTACATCCGCCGCGGCATCGAGAGCGGGCTCGAGACCAAGGCGATCGGCAGCTCGACCGACGCGATCGGCGGCTATGCGGTGCCCGAGGAAATCGACCGGGTGATCGACGAGACCCTGGTCGCGATCTCCCCGATCCGGGCGATCGCCAATGTCGTGAAGGTCGGGAGCGCCGGTTATCGCAAGCTGATCACGACCGGCGGCACTCCGTCGGGCTGGGTCGGGTTCGAGGCGGCGCGGCCGGAGACCAATACGCCGACCTTCACCGAAGTCGTGCCGGCGAGCGGCGACCTTTACGCCAATCCGGCGGCGTCGCAGCAGATGCTCGACGATGCGATGTTCGACGTCGAGAAATGGCTCGCGCACGAGATTGCGACCGAGTTCGCGCGGGCGGAAGGCAAGGCGTTCGTCAGCGGCACCGGCACCAGCCAGCCGCTGGGCTTCCTCAGCTCGCCCAACGCGACAACCGGGGACGCGACGCGGCCGATGGGCACGCTGCAGTATATCGGGACCGGCGCCGCCGGCGCTTTCCCGGCGAGCAACCCGCAGGACAAGTTGATCGACCTCGTCCAGTCGCTGCGCTCACCGTATCGCCAGGGCGCGGTGTTCGTGATGAACTCGGCAACTGCCGCGGCGATCCGCAAGTTCAAGACCACCGACGGCTCGTTCCTGTTCCAGCCGAGCCTGGTGGCAGGCGCTCCGGCGAGCCTGCTCGGCTACCCGATGATCGAGGCCGAGGACATGCCGGACATCGCGGCCAACAGCCTGTCGATCGCGTTCGGCAATTTCCGGGCCGGCTATGTCATCGCGGAGCGCAACGCGACGACGATCCTGCGCGATCCCTACACGCACAAGCCGTATGTCCATTTCTACGCGACCAAGCGGATCGGCGGCCAGGTGGTCAACTCGGAAAGCATCAAGCTTCTGAAGTTCGCCTGATTCGTCGCGGGGCGAAGCGCGCCCCCTGAGCTTCGCCCCAAACTTTTCCGAACTAGCGCAAGGAGCCGCAATGGCGGACCCCTTTCTGCCGAGGTTTGTCGACCTCGTGCGCAACTACACGACCACCACCGGGACCGGGAATTTCGTGCTCGGCCCCGCGGTCAATGGATTCACGGGCTTTGGCTCTGCGCTCCAGACCGGCGAGAGCTTCTATTACTCGGCGATCGGGGTCGACAAACCGCAAGAGCGCGAGGTTGGGCGCGGGACTCTGCAGAGCAACGGCTCGATCAGCCGCGATCCGATCACCGGACCCAAGACCAACTTCACGACGGGCACCAAGTCGATCGCGCTGATCGCCGCGGCCGAATGGTTCAACGGCGTCCAGGCGGGCGCCGGATCGTTGCCGGTCGTTGCGTCGACCCGAGCGGCGCTCGCAGGCGCCGGCACGGCGCAAGGCGTCGCGGTCCTCACGGAGGCCGGACGCGAAGGGCTGTTCCAGTTCGATTCGTCGAACCTCAGCGCCGCCGTTACCACCGACACGCGTCAGGGCATCGTGATTGCGCCCGCGAGCGATCCCACCGGCGCCTCGGGCGCCTGGGTGCGTAAATATTCGGGCGCCGTGAACGTCCGCTGGTTCGGCGCGGTCGGCAACGACACGACGGACGACGGTCCGGCCTTCGCCGCGGCGCTCAATTATTTGAAGTCGATCGCCTACCAGGGGTTCGGCTACAGCAGCGCGTCGCCGTCGCTCTTCATCCCGTTCGGGACTTACTATCTCGGGACCACCACGCTCGATCTGACCCACACCTTGATCATCGAAGGCGAGAGCGTCGGCGAGGCCGGCGGCGGCGCGACGATCCTGCGATGGGCGGCGAACACCACCGGGATCCGAGTCCAGCGTTTTAATACGAATGGCGCGACCGCCGTCGATAGCGGCACGACCCACAAGGGGGGAGATGCATCGGTCATCTCGCGCCTCTCCCTCAAGGGGGCCTACACAAACCTGGCCTCCGAGGGCGAGCACCATGCGATTCACCTTCGCGCCCGGGCGACCATCCGCGACGTCTACATCGCAAATTTCCAGGGCGACGCGGTCACAATCATCGCATCGGGCGGGGCCGGCGCGCCGACCGAAGGCAATGCCAACAATTTCGAAATCACCCGGGTCTTCATCGAGAATTGCCGCAACGGACTCTACGTCCAGGGCGCCGACACCAACGCCGGAGTAGCCCATTCGCTGAGCGCAATCGGCTGCCGGCAGTGGGGCGTGTTCGACCGCTCGTTCCTCGGCAACACCTACACCGCCTGTCACACGGCCGCGAACGGCGTCGTGGCGAACGTCACGCCGACCCTCGTGCACTTGAGCGGGCGGCTATTCTACGTGAAGCCCGGGCAAGCGGCGGGGGCGTCGACCAACTCGCCCCCAGCCAGCCCCAGCGACAATGCTTTTTGGGGCTACGCGCGCGACGGCGGCGCGAGCTCGGCGCAATCCATCCCCACCTGGACGAACGGGATGACGGTGCGCGAGGGCGGCGCTTATTGCACCGACAGCCTGTCCGCGTCGCACGTCTTCACCAACTGCTATTCCGAGATGGACCAAGCGCCGTCGCGCCTCAGCCAGAACACGCTCGTCTTGAACGGGCTGCACGCGGCGGGGGTGACTGGGTGCGGCCGAGTCACATCGAGGCTCGGCCAAGTTGGAGCATTTCCCAATTTCTATTGCGCCGGTTCGATCAGCGCCGAAGGCGCCACTCACGCGTTGGGCCCGAGCAGCGGTGCTGCCGCCGACACCAACGTCTATCTCGAGAACTCCAACTACGTCAGCTGCATCAACGGCCGATCCTGGTCGGCCGGAGTGCCGCAGGTTGACGGCTATATCCTGACCTATCGCGGCTTCGGGATCGACATCAACGGCAACGGCCAATGGACGCGGTTCAAGGTCAATGGGAATGACATCGGGACATTCCTCGCGGACGGCATGCATGTCACCGGCGTCGGCGCCTTTTCGGGCGCGCTCAGCGCATCGAACTTCAGCGGCAGCAGCAGCGGCACCAATAGCGGCGACCAGACGATCATCCTGACCGGCGATGTGACCGGGAGCGGGACCGGGACCTTCGCGGCGACCATCTCCGCGGGCGCCGTATCGCTGTCCAAGATGGCGAGCCTCGCCGCCAATTCCATCGTCGGCAACAATACAGGCTCGGCGGCAACGCCGGTCGCGCTGACGGCCGCGCAGACGCGGACATTGCTCGGACTGTCGGCGGTCGCGACTAGCGGCAGCGGCGCGGACCTTGCCGCATCGAGCATCACCTACGCCAAGATCCAGAACGTCAGCGCGACCTCCAAGCTCCTCGGGCGGGCCTCCGCCGGCGCCGGCGTGATCGAGGAGCTCGGACTGGCCGGCGGCCTGACGATCTCCGGCACCAACCTTTCGCTCGGTTCGATCACTCCGACGGGAGTTGCCTCGAGCGGGGCCGTGACGAGCTCCTCGGCGACCGCCGGCAACGGCTATGCGACGGGCGCCGGTGGAACGGTCACTCAGGCGACCAGCAAATCGACCGGAGTGACGCTGAACAAGGTTTGCGGCCAGATCACGATGAATGCGGCCGCACTCGCCGCAGCCACGAGCGTCGGCTTCACGCTGACCAATAGCGCGATTGCGGCGACCGACGTGGTCATCGTCAATATCGCGTCCGGAGCGAGCGCCGACAGCTATCAGGCGACGGTCGATGCCGTGGCCGCAGGTTCCTGCCGAATATCGCTGCGCAACATCTCGGCCGCGTCGAAATCCGAAGCGGTCGTGGTCAATTTCGCGCTGTGCAAGGCGGTGAACGCATGAGCATCGGCGAATTCTCGACCAGCGAGGCAGCGGTCTCCGAGCAACCGTCCGAATCCAGCAAGAAGCCGCCGCCAAAACGGCAGATCATTGCCCAGGCGGATCCGGTGACTCAGCCCGAGCCGCGCTGACCGAACGCGATCTTCAAAGGACAGCAATGACCCTTCTCCTCAAGGACCCGGACGCGGTCCTGGATTATTCGATCGACTGGGGCGCCGAGTATCTCGGTGACGATCTGCTCGCGGAAAGCGAATGGACGGTCAGTCCGGACGAGCTCGATGGCGTCAGCGTCGTCGGGAGCTCGTTCGACGCGACGGTCGCCGTCGTCAAAGCGGGCGGTGGAACGGCGGGCCGGTTGTACCGGCTCGAGAATCACGTCGTCCTGCAATCCGGGCGCATCGACAGCCGGTCGATCGTCCTCCGGGTGGAGCAACGCTGATGGCGACGCAGGGAATGGCGCTGCCGGCGGTGACGATGAGCGAGGCGCAGGCCTATGTGCGCATCGAAACGGGCGAGGAAGAAGCGGTGCTCGCCGGGATCGTGCGCACCGCCAGCGCTTTGTGCGAGGCGTTCCTGAACCAGGTTGTGATCGCGCGGGAGTTTAGCGAGGATGTGCCCGCGAGCGCTGCCTGGCAGCGGCTTTCGGTGACTCCGGTGCGAACGATCGATAGCGTCGAAGCGGTGGATCTGGGCGGGACTGCGACCCCGCTGCCGAGCGCCAGCTACTCGGTCGACATCGATTCCTCGGGCGACGGTTGGGTCCGCCTTAGCGACCCGTCGGTCACGGGACGGATCCGGGTCAGCGGCATGGCCGGAATGGCGACCGCCCAGAACGACGTGCCCGAGCCGATTCGCCAGGGCGTATTGCGGCTGATCGGCCATTTGTTCACGGCGCGGGACGGCGGTGGCGGCGAGCCCCCGGCAGCCGTCACGGCTTTGTGGCGCCCATACCGGCGGATGAGGTTCGCATGAGCGGCGAGTTCGCCGGCACGCTGAGCGAGCGGATCGTGATCGAGCGGCCGACGTCGTCGCGCAATGCAATGGGTCTGCAGGAAACGGGCTGGGAAACCGTGTGCCGCTCCCTCGCGAGCGTGATCCTCGAGAGCGTTGGACCGGAAAGCGAGGCACAGGCGCTGAGCGCGATGCCGCGCTTTCGAGTCACCATCCGCAAGCGCGACGGAATTGCGCTGGACCAGCGCATCACCTGGCGGGGGCGAAAGCTCATGGTCCGCCAGATGCTGGATGATCCGCGCGCGCCGGACCGCATTGCGATGCGCTGCGAGGAGGTGCGGGCATGATGAGGAACCTGGTGAACCGGGCGCAAGCCATTGCGCGCGCCGAGCAGCGGCGGCAGGTCTTGCGCATCGCCGCGAGGACCCGCGAGCTGGTGAGCGATGCGTCGATCGAGGTCGAGGAGGCCCGCATCCTGGTCAGCGGCCGGGGCATCGTGAAGCGCTGGCTGATCGATCCGAGCCTGCGCTTTCTTTCGGGCGGGCAGCGGTGAGCGCGGGCGGCATCCTGCAGTCGGCGATCGCCGGCGCACTCGACGCTGTCGAGGACCTTACCGGCGTCTTCGACGGGCCTCCGGCGCGGGCGTCCTACCCTTATGCCGTGATCGACGCAGGCAATGAGACCGACTGGAGCCACAAGAGCGGCGACGGCCGCGAGGTCCTAGTCGGAGTGACCGTGTGGGACGATCAGCCGGTACGGCTGCATCAACTGGCGGATGCCGTCGAGGCAACGCTCGGTTCGCTGGCCGCAATTTCCGGCTGGCAATTGGTGACGATGCGGCTGGTCCGGCGGCGCGTCGTTCGCGACGTCGCCGGCCCGTGGGCCGCGGCAGTGGATTTTCGCGCGCGATTGCTCGCGACGAGCTGATTTTAAGCTTCAGACAAGGAGACACCAATGGCGGCGGAACGCGGCAGCGCATTCCTGCTCAAGATCGGCGACGGCACGCCAACCCCAACCTATGCGACGGTCGCGGGCCTGAAGACGACGCAGCTGTCGATCAACGGCGATGCGATCGCGATCACCAACAAGGGCAGCGGCGGCTGGCGCGAGCTCCTGTCCGCTGCCGGAGTGCGGTCGGTATCGGTCGCCGCGAGCGGCATCTTCACCGGCAGCACGGCCGAGGCGCAGGTGCGCGGGCTGGCCTTGTCCGGCGCGCTCGAAAGCTATGAGCTGAGCTTCGAAAGCGGCGATCGGATGCGCGGGCGGTTCCTGGTCACGCGCCTCGAATATGCCGGCGATTTCAACGGCGAGCGCAATTATACGCTGGCGCTCGAAAGCTCGGGCGAAGTCGTTCCGCTGTGACCAAGGCGAACCCGTATCGCGGCGAAGCAAGCAT